ATTGACGGTGCCGATGTTGCCGACATTGAGCTTGAGGACACCGTCCTCGAACACCATCGGGATCGTCGCAACATCTCCGTCGGTGAAATAGATGCTGTCGGCCTTGAACAGGATCTTGCTCACGTAGCCGCCGCCGCCATCCGACTCCAGGTCGATGAGGATGCCGGTCTCGACATAGTCGTCGAGCGTGGTGACGCGCGCGAGGAGCGCCAGGCGCACAGAGACGCCCGCTGGCGCGCTTTCCGCCCTGACAGTGAACAATCCCTCAGCCAGACCCGAGGCAGCCTGTGCGGCCACCTCCAGCACGAATTGGCTGAGCGCCGTGTCGGCATCGGCCCGCGTCGTCGCTTCCTCCGCGACAGCCGCCTGCACATCACCGACGACGGACGAGATCGCCTTGCGGTCGCGATCCGACGCCATGGTGTTCTCGGTGACGCCGCCGGCCACGCGGTCGAGCTCGTCGAGGATACGATCGACCAAGCCGGTCATCGTGCCATCGCCGGTGCCGATCACGAAGGCGATGGCATCGCGCAGTTGCTGGTTGAGCTGCGCGTTCGTGATGTCGGTCACCACCGCGTCTGGAACGTCCGGCGTCGTCACCCCGAGCCATGCCCCCTCGGCTCCGTCAACGTCCTGGTTGGACCACAGCGTCTGCCGTCCGGAAAACGGCACATACTTGCCGCGAGCCTCGTAATCGGTATTGCCGATCAGCACCGCATTGAGCAGGACGGAGTTGCTGGCCGAGTTTGGGTCGTAGGGGAACTCGCCCGTGAAGACGAGCGCCGTGGCCCCGGCGAGGCGCACCTGCACCCACACCGCCCGCACATCGATCAGCCCCGCGACGAACGTCACTTCGATACTCGGCCGCCGAGCGTTGTCATCGGCATCGAAGAACGTCGCCGGGCTCACGGTCCAGCCATCCATCACCTGCGGCGCCGGACGAGCTATCGTGATCGGCGTGACGTCGGCTGGCTGCTCGTCTTCCGTCGCCCACCCGTAGTCCGAGCTATCCTGCTCTTTCCATCCGATAAACTGATTGCCGGTCGGCAGATCGTCCATCGTGGTGATGAGGCCAACCTTCGCGACATAGCCGTTGCGGGCCGATGTCCATGCGGCGGTGTCGAGAACCTCATACTCCCACCACTCGGGTGGCATCGTCATCGTGTGGGCGCGAAAACGCCGATCCTCCAGCAACAGCGCGCTATCCAGCCGCTGCCGCTGCGTCGCCGAATACACGAAGGGATTGCTGACCTCGGCCGGCAGTCGCCGATCATCATCGGCCGCCTCGAGGTCGGAGTCGGTCAGCGGCGGCGCCTGCTTGACCGACCACTTCTCCAACGGCTCCATGTAGCTCGACGTCACACCATTGAAGGTGCTTTCCAGCCCCGGGAACGGATCGAAGCTCTGGCCCTCGCTGATGATGATGTCTTCGTCCGTGAAGCTCGCCACCGGGTCCGCTGGCTCTGCGACAAGGATCTTGTAGATACCGCCGATCTCCGCGATGCGGCCATTGCACGCCTCGAGCAGGTCGGTGATGACGTCAATCGGCTGCTGGTCGACAGTGATCTCCGCGCCGGTGCGGAAGCGCGGCTCGGTGCCGCCGGCGGCGAGGTCGATGTCGACGTCGCATTTGTCCATCTGCGAGGTCCACACCGTGCTCGGCAAGCGCGTCGCCGGCAGGCCCTGCAATCCCCAGACCCAATCGTCGCCATACGAGATGCCGCTCAGCACCTGGTGGATCTGCACCACGGGATTGTCCTGACCGCCCCCCCCTCGCGGGTCGTCAATTGTGATGCCGTCGATCTCGAAGAACGGATCGGGCAGCCCGTTGAAGATCTCCCGATTGAACAATGCGGTCAGACGCCCGTAGGCGATGCCGCGGCCGATCATATCGCTCGACCATGGCCGGTCCGGATCCTCGCCGAACTTGCTCACCATGAAGCTGTCAGCCGTCGTGTGGGTGCCGTCGAAGAATTCGAGCCAGAGGTAGTCCTTGGATCCGCGGCGATACTCCAGCACCGGATAGCCGTTGGCTGCGTGCGTATCGCCCAGCGTCACCTTGGCGCCGTCAATGAACAGCCCAGCGAGGCCGCGCACCGGCAGATCCGAAACCGAGCGGATCAGCGTGTAGTAGGCATTCGGCGTATCGCCGCTATTGCCCCAGGTGCCGGAATACTCGCGATGCCCGGCCGTGCCGTACCGCCCGATGATGAAGCTCAGCGGTTCATCGCCACCCGTCGTCTCAGTCGCGCGAATGCCGCTTGCGGCTTGCGACACCTTCGGCGCCGGCTTGGCGAAGATCGAGCCGAGCAGGCTCGCCGCGACGTTGAGCGCAACGCCGACGAGAAGGTTGATCAGAAAGACTGGCATCAGTTGGCTTTTTCACCCCACCAGATGTCCCAGTCGCCGGCGACATTTGTGTAGCGCCGGAAACGATCCCCACCGCGCAATTGCTGCTGTGCGTCGCTTTTCTTGGCCGGATTGGTGCGCGTCAATTCGCGAGTATGACTGACCACGCGCAGGATTACGGTGCTCTCGCCACCAGCCCCCGCCGTCGAGATCGGGGCCTCGTTGATCTTCCCGAGAAACCGTATGCGCGGTGCCGCCACGAGCAGCATCGACGTGGGGTCGAGCAGCCCGCGATAGATTTCGACTTTCGCATCGCGCGGATCGTCCCCGCGCACCAATGCCTGCACCTCGCTGTGCAGCGGGCTCAGCGTGATCTGCACGGTGCGCACTTCGAGGCCGATCCGCATCGGCACCGGGTCCATCTCGAGGATCGCGCCATCGCCAACGAAGGTGTGGCTGACCGTGTCGCCATTCTCATCGAGCACATTGGTGATGACCGTCTCGGCTTCATCCCAAAAGCAGCGCACCGACGGCTCGCCGCTGTCGCGGTTCTTCGCCGTGATGACGATGAAGTTGCGCGGCACGATCGCCGATCGATCGCGGATGGCGACCTGGGTATCGACGTCGAGGGGGCGAACCATCAGCCGGCCTGCAGGGTCTGGCGGACGTCGAAGGTGATGGTGGCAAAGGACCCACCGGTGGAGTTGATCTTGAGGGTGCTGGGCACGATTTTCACCTTGGCCGCCGGCTTTACGAGATAGGCAAGGCAGTCGGTGACAACGCCCGGCCGGACGTGCGGGCGCACCTCTAGCTCTTCGCTCTCGCCGTCACCGTCCGCAGTGCCGCCGGCGGCGAGGGCGAAGAGCGCGCGTCGCGTTCCGTAGTCGACGGCAATCATGTCGCCGACCGTCAGCGCATACCCGGCCGGTAGGCCCTTGAGGGCGATGGACTTGTTGTCGGTGCCGACGGACTTCACCTTCACGGTGGCTGCGCCGAGGATCACTCCATCCGGATCGGCTTGGGGCGCCTTCGCCTCCGGACTCCAGTAATAGAAGGCATTTGACGCGCCATCGAGCAGCAAGAGCCGAGCGCGGAGTTTCTTGGCGACCGACAGATACATCGGCCCAGCTTCAATCGAAGCGCGCCACAACATCGGCGCGAGGCTGGCGTTCAGCATCTCGCCCGAGCCAAGCCCGGACAATTCGTCGGAATAGAAGGGCTCCCATAACCCCGACGCAATCGGCAGCAAGTCCGCGAGGGACGCGGTGGGCAGAGGGAGTGTTGCAGCCATCAGCCTACCGCATGTGGATCATTGACAATCTTCCGCACGATGCCCGGAAGCTGCATCCGGGCCCATTGGTCGAGTTCGGTTGACACACCGGGCTTTGCTCCAGACAAGTCGAATGCAAAGTGCAGGTGCACGTCACGCACGTTCGAGTTCGCGGCTGCAGGCGTGTTCCCATTCGCCCCGACCAGTCCGCCGGCCGCATAGCCGCGCAGCGAGTTCAGCCGGGCGACGCCGATCCGCGAGGTCGACGCCGCATCGAACACATACTCGCCCTTGTGGACGATGCCCGCCGGCTGCATACGGCCACCGTTGCCGGTGTAGCCGCCGACGTCGAAGAGCTTCGGCCCGGTGAGGCCGGGGATGAAGCCGCCCGACGGGATCGCGGCGCCACCTGCAATCGAACCGAAGCCGCCGCCGATCAGGTTGGAGAACAAACTCGCAATGGCCTGGTTGAGCGCGATCTGGAGCAACTGCTGGCCGAGATTGCCGACGGCATCGGCCAGCGTTTCGGTGACGCTCTTGCCCTGCGCGAAGTCGTTGATCAGCGTGGACCCAAAGCTTTGGGCCAACTGCTGGCCCTGCGCCAGTGCATCGTTGTAGCGAAGCTGCTGCGCGATCGCGCCGTCCATCTGGCTTGCGAAGTCGTCGCCGTAGATGCCGCGCAGCGTCGAGGCGATGCCCTGCTCGCTTGAGGTCCGGCCGAACTGGCTGGTGGCAAACACCGCATCCGACATCGCCTTGCTCTCGGCGATCTTCTGCTGCAGCTCACCATAGGCGGCTCCGATTTCTTTGATCTTGGCGATGTACGCTGCCGAGACCGAAACGCCGTTCTGCGCCGCCTCCGATTCCGCCGACGCCAACTGCTGGCGCACGAAGGTCAGACGCTGCGTTTCGCTGATCGACATGCCGATGGTCGACAGGTCGGTCTTGGCGGAAGCGATATTCTGGTTGGCGGCGAGGAGGCGCATCCGGTCGGCAGTCGTGATCGCGTTCGCGGCCTGGGCGTAGGCGAGCGCGCCCGCCTCGTCGATCTTCTGGTTGCGGAGAGCGTCAGTCATCTCCTGGTCTTGCAGGTCCAGTTTGGCGCGACGACGGGCAATGTCCGCCTGCTGGGCCGGGCTCAGCGCGTTGATGGCCGCTAACTCTACCTGCTGCGCTGCCGCCGACTTCTTGCTCGCCAGCATGGAGTCCAGCGCGACCTGCACGCCTTGGTTGTGACCCGTGGCAGCGGTGGCCGATTCCAGATTGACGTAGGCCGTCTGGAGCCCGGCGAAGGCGAGCGCGGCGTCCCGCGCTTGGGTGACGATGTTATGCAAGCCGTTGAGGGGGTCGAAGAAGTTCATGCGGGACACTTTGTCCATGCCCGCGGCGAACTCATCGACCGAGATTTTGTGCTGGCTGAAGTCGACGCCGAGCTGACCCACCTGCCGGTCAATTGCGTTGAGGCTCGAGGCCAATGCGGTGAACGTGCCGATGTTCTGGCCGCCGAACAGATTGAACTTCTCGCCGCTCATTGTGGCGCCGAACTCCTCGGCCTGCTGCTTCAACTGAGCGAACTGCTGAGCGATACCTTGCTGAACGATCTGCCGAGGCAAGGTCTGGGCAGCCTGCACGTAGTCCTCGACTGCAGTCCCGGCATCCTTGTACCCGGCAACGATAGTGCGCAGCTCTTTGGCATGGCGGTCGAGCGCATCGGTGGCGCTCTCGGTCTTCGGGATCACCTGCCCTAGCATCTGGATGGCAGTGCCGCCGAATGCGATGACGCCGAGCGTGATTAGCGAGAGCGGGTTGACCACCGACGCGAATGCTTCGCCAAGCATAGCCATAGCGCCTGCGGCGCCGGTCCGCCCGAACGCCTGCGTAATCTGCGGACCTTGCTGGACCGCCACCGTCCACGCGTTGGTGCCGGCAGACAATTGGGTGAATACGTCATTGAGCTGAAAGCCCAAATTCGCGACCTGAAACGAGTTGCCTTTCAGGGCAGCATTCGAGGCATTGATGCCGGCGACCTGCCGCTGATAGGCAGAGCCCTGCCGGTCAATGGCCGCGAAAAGCTCTTCGGCGCTGATCGCTCCCGCCTTGGCCGCCTGCACCATTTCGGCGAGCAAGGCGTTGTGCTGGCGTTCGGCGGCAAAAAGCGGGTTGAACTTCGCGCGCACATCGTCCAGCGCCTTGCCGTAAGCCTCAATATCGGCGGTCGTCGCGCGATACCCGCCCGTCACGCCCGTCGAAGTGTTGATCGACCGTAGCGCTGCTGCTGCCTTTTCTGCCGGCGCGGTGATCCTGTTGAGCGAGGCCGTAGTCTGTGTGACCATAGCGTTGATGCCGTTGAGGTTCGCGGCGACTGCCCCGGAAACCCCGTTGGCTATTCTGGCGTCCCACGCCCTAACGAGCGATTCAGCCCGAGCAAACGTCTGCTCCATCGGCGACATGTTCGCGCCGATTTGCACGGAGACGGCCCCTAGTAAGCTCGCATCGTCAGCCATGGTGTTGCTCCGTGTTGCCCCGAAACCGATTGACACGCTATCTTCCACCCACTTCATGGCGGGAGAGGAATGAATGCGCGGTGTGCTCTACGGGCTAGTCGCAGTGGCCTGCATTATTGTTATCGCCGCTGGCGGGATTTGGCTCTGGGACCGCTACGATGCTGCGAGATTTGTAGCCCAACAGGCCGATGCCACCGCTAAGGCTGCAACGGCAAAAGCCGTTGCCAACTCAAAGTGTAACGATGCAATCCTGACCCTGCGGGCGGAGGCATCCAATCCCTCGTCCGTAACCTCCGCAGAGAAACAGGCGGCCACGGACGTCTATATTGAATGTAGAGCCGGCCTGTAGAAAAGCCGCGCCCAGTTAGGCAGCCTTCCGGCTGCCCAACTCCATCGCCAATCGCGCAAGTCCTTTCGGCGTCACACGAACCTGCTCCGTGATCTTCTCGCTACCGTCCGGTCGGGTAACAGTCGTCACCTTGTGCTCGAGAAGTCCTTGCTCGACTTTCGACTGGTAGCCGACGTCGTGCGCTGTACCGGCGCGGCGGTAAATCCAATGCTCTGCGCGCAGATAGGCGAACAGGTCGGTAGGACGCTTCTGCAGCGCCTTGGCGGCATCCGTGATGCACAGACTGCCATCCGCCTCGGAAATTCGGTCCAACGCTTCCTTGGACGGTAGCAGTTCGTCGACCTTCTTGGTCAGCGCATCGGCCTTGTCGGCATAGTTGAGCAGCAGGCCGCGCAACTGCGCCGGATCGTTCATGTCGATTGTCGGCGTCGTCTTCGCCCGCTCACGCAGTTCGGCTTCCATCGTGTTGAAGGCTTCGATGTAGCGCAGCTTCCATTTGAGCGCCTTCGTGCCGGTGAAGCCCATCGCGAGGAGCGCGAAGCCGTCGCGGGTCATGTCGAAGGAGCGATAGGTCTGGCCGTTCTGCGGCTCCATGTAGGGGTGTGCCGAAAATGCGGCAGACCCCAATATCGGCTCCGCGACGATCAGTTTGTCGATCACGTCGAGTACGTGACGATGCTCCTTCTCAAAGAAGGCGGCCACGTCACGGCTGTTGGCGAAAGCCTCTCCATCGCGGATCGTCACGACAGGCTGGCGGTGAGCGTCGATTTCATTGGTCATCTAATGGTCTCCTAGGCGCCCGGCCCTGGCAGGCCCGAGCGCGTGGGTTCGCATAGCGAAACCGGACGCCTAGAAGGTCTCGGTATCGCGCTCGTCCCTGCCAGAGGACGCCACCCGCTCTCGCGGGAATTTCGTGATTTAGTCGGGCCGGCGCTCGCATGTGTTTGGCGCCACCGCCGCGCCAGCCCTCCCCCGCTTGCAGGTCGGGGAAACCGGGGGTGTTAGGTGGCGGACCGCGTGCTCTTGCGGACCATGTAGTCTTGCTGGCGGACGCCGCTCCCATCGGAGTAGCCCACGTAGTTGCGAGTGATGATCACGTGGTCGAGCCCCCCGATGAACTCGGGATCGCGGAGAGCTTCCATGATCTCGCGGCCGAGACGGCGCACCCTCTCGTTTGGATGAGCCGGCAACTGCTTGAAGCCCCAAGACTGATCGGGCTCGCCAGAGCGGATCGTGACTTCCCACTTTCCGAAGGTGACGTCTGCCATCGCCGCGATGGCGGCTTCGATGTGGTGGGCGGCCAGCGGGAGGCCGACCAGCTCATCCGGCTCGCTGGTGTGATTGACGGCAGCAATGGCGGGAACCGCCAAAACTGCGGAGGAAGCGAGCGCCCCTACAAGGGAAGCCCTTCTTGTGATATTGGCGGCAGTAGCCATGGCGAAGGTCCACTTCGTTGTTGGTTAGGGCCGGTTCAGTGCGTCAACACTTGCTCCGGCCCGATCCTTATGGCATACCTTCCAGCATAGCGTCAAGCATAGCTGGGAGAATATCTTTGAGCACGGATGAAATGGCCCTCGATATCACGGAAAAGACCCGCGAGAACCGCGTGCGCAGGATGGCTGAAAGACAGGGTCTAGTCCTGCAGAAGTCTCGCCGTCGCGACGAGCGCGCCATTGATTTCGGCGGGTACATGCTCGTAGACGCAAAGGCAAACTTCGTTGTTATGGGCGCGGAGGGCCACGCATACAGCGCGACCCTCGATCAGGTGGAAGAGTGGCTTACCACTCCGTAACCCTCACCTAGCGCAGCAGCCCGGGCCGGAACGGCTCAAGCGCCTCGTCTTCGTCGTCCTCGGCTGACCCATAGATTTGCCGTAGCTCGTCCATGCGACCATCGAACGCCAGTATGATCGCGCAGCAATCGGCCGACATCGCTACGTCGAAGGTCCATCCGAGTCGGCCAGTGGCGATCCTCACCAAGTCCGAAGCAAACTCGGCATGGCTGATCAGTTCTCCGGAGGGTTTTTCTCTCCGTCGTCATCCGCCTCCTTCAGCGGCTTGCCGCCGTTGGCGAGGATGAAGACAAATTCGAGCAGTTGAGGCATGAGCTTGGTCACGCCCTCCCGCACCACCTTGTTGGCCAGTGTCTTGGCCTCTTTGTCTTTCGCGCCGGCGCCGACCACCACCACGTCAACGCTCGCCTGAACATTGACGCGCTGGAGCGCATTGATCAGCGGACCCAGGCCGTCGTATTTCGCCGACAACGAAATGATGGCGTCTGGCGAGGGGGTCAGGGTGACCTCCTCGCCTTCGAGCTCGATGATGACGCGTGCGTTCTTCACGTCCATTGCGGTGACGTTCGCCATGCCCCTTTACTCCGCAGCAATGTCGCTGGTGGGCTCGGAAATGGCCCGAGCGACACCGGCGGAGTTGGTGGCGGTTTCCTCGACGGTAATTGCGTGCGTCGCGTCGCCGACCACCAGCGTGTAGGTCGTTGCGGTCGCGCCAGCGATGGCGATGCCATCACGATACCATTGCCAGGTCTTATTGGGCGCAGGCGAGCCGGTCACGGTGCCCGTCGTTGCCGTCAGCACCTCGCCGACGGTTTCGGTGCCGGCGATGGTCGGAGCACTGGTGAACGCGGGCGCGGTCCCGGCACCGGCGGCGAGCGCCAGCACTTCGCCGTGGTTGTTGCCGATCGAGAACTTGCGCTTGGCGACGTTGTTCGGACCGGTGCCGTTGACGCGGCTGAAGCCCATGATCGGGCCCTTGAGATAGCCGACGTCGCCGTTCTGGTATTCGAGCTTGATGTTGTACTCGCCCTGGTCGGTCGGCGCGGCAGCGAGCGCGACGGCGATCTGGCCGGCATCGGTCGTGTCGTCGGCGCAGGTGATTTCGATGCTGCCGCCGTCGGTCGAGCCCTTGAGGTGCTCGGTGCGGCTGTCCTCGAGGCCCGTGAAGGTCACGTCGGATGCGGTGTCGCCGAAGTCCGAGATGGTCTCGGTGCCGCCGATCTTGGTGAACGTGTCGCCGGCGAAATCGGTCAGCGCGGTTTCGTTGGAGGTGAAGTCGACGTCAGCCGTCGTGCCGATGGACACGATGGTGCCGGCGAGCGTGTATTTCTTCGCCATAGGGGTCTCCTGCGATGTTGGGTTCGGTCTAGCTCGACAGGCGGACGATCAGGGTGACCAGCCTGTGGACGGTGGTGTCGTCGTCGGTCGGCCCAACGATCGGGCCTTGGCAGATGATGTCGAGGACGTTCCAGCCGGGCACGATGAGGTTGGCCGGTTTCCGATGGAACAGGTCGCGCACCAGCAGCCCGAGGCTTTCGACGGCCCGGTAGTGCGCGGCGGTATCGTTGAGGCCAAACACCGAGACATCACGGATGATGATCGGCATCGGGTCGACGATCAGATCCTGATCGGTTCTGGTGACGTCGCCGGCGCAAACGATCATCGGGTACGGCGCATCCGACGGCACCGGGCGTCGCGTGAAGACGGTCTTGCCGCCGCTATAGGCGGGCAGCGCTGCGGCGATCAGCGAGTCCAGCCGTAGCGCATCGTAGATCGGCGTCGCGAGATCGGGCGAGCTCACCGCAGTGCTCCGGCGATCTCGTCCTCGATGTCCGCCTCAATGCCCGGCAGCCGGTGTGCCAGCGCCACCCGCGCGAACGGGCGAGCGGCCATGTTGACGGTCCCGTACTCCAGCGGCCGAGCATGCTTCGAGCTGAAGGTGACCGAGCCGGTCAGCGTGGCCGCGTCGACATCCGTTCCAATCCGACGCGCCAGATCGCCCGTATCGCCGGCAGGGCTCTCGCCCGGTGCCGAGGCCTGGTGGTTGCCATAGACACGGCCCGTCTTCGGCCCGGTGTTGATCAGCGAGACCGCTTCCTCGCGGACACCTTCAACGCCACGGACGAGACCGCGCACCGTGGCGCCGCGGACCGATTCGAGCACCTGCTCGCCCTTCCACTCCACCGTCATTCGGGCACCTGGTAGGACTGCAGTTCGAATGTGGCACCGGCGGGGTCAATGGCGCGATCCCGTGTCAACCACCAGATGCCGGCGTACTGGCCGCTCTTGAACATAACCCTGTCGCCGATGACGGGCTGAGCGGCGCATAGAGCGACGATGAGAACGACCTTGCTATCGGTCCCCGGAATTCCAGCCCTCGCCCGATAAGCCGCGTCGTATTCATCAACGAAACCTTGCGCATCAAAGTCGGTCGTCGTGACGATGGGGTCGCCATTGGCATCCCTGCCCGACGTCGTGACCTTCCGCAGCGTGCCCAGCAGCAGTTTGCCCTTGAAGCCCTTGGCGAGCGCCGTCGCGAGTTTGCCGTCGAGGAAGCTGCTCAATGGAGAACCCTCGGCGTCTTGCGAATTCGGAACGTGCGTGTGCACCGGCAGTCGGCGATCTCGTGGACCGGCGCCTGCGGGTCGCCCGGGTAGCGCAGCTTGTTGCCGGCGCCGCTGGTGAAGCTCTCGCCCCAGCCGACGGTCTGCCCGTTCATGGCCGCGTGGCTGTCGCGCTCGCGGCCATCCATGTTCGTGTGCCAGTCCTGCTCCACCAGTGCGGCCGGGATGTAACCCTTGGCGATGTTCTGGCGCATGGCTTCCTCCGACGAGGCGCCGAGCGCCGCGGCGGTTTCCGTGCGCGCCAGCGTCTCGCCGCGCAGCTTCAGCGCTCGCGCCTCGTAGGCGGTCACCATCTTGCCAACTCTCTCGGCCGGAACAGGCTTGCCAGCCTCGATTGCGGCCCTCACCGCCTTGTCGAAGCGGCGGTCGCGCATCGCGCGGTCGAGCGCCGCCTTGTCACCGGTCAGCAGCTCGGCGCGATAGGTCCGCACGGCCCGCGCCTGCGGCGAGGTGAGCCCGATGATGCCGCCCACCCGCTGGCCGGTCGCGCGGCTCTTCCGCCCGATGATGTCGAGCGCGATGGCGCGCGGGTGCTGCAGCTCCGCGAGCCCCACCGACATGATTTCTCGCAGCGCGGTCATCTGGTCCGCGACGATATCCCTCACGAGCGCGGTGCTGTGGTTCTTCAGCCAGAATTCCGCTGCTGGGTCTCTGACGTCAAACCTGAGCACAACCTTGTGGCCTTCCGGGCTTCGCAGGCCAGGCAACATATCAATGGTCGAGTTGCCGCCACCGGTGAAAGCCTTGGCGATCTCATCCAGAACCGGATTGAACGCCGGTGCATCAATGTTGAGCGCGCGGATGGCGCCCTCGATGTCGTGCTGAACCAGCTTGTCGACGATGGCCTGCAGCACGATGGCGGATTTGATATCGGCGATGGCTTTGAGAAAGGCATCTCGCACCGATGCCGAATACTGGTCAAGCAGGATGCCGATCTGCTCGGCTGGAGAGAGCTTTTTGAGCACTAGACCACCAGCGCGAACGGGATATTGCGCGCCACCAGAAACGGCGCCAGCATCCCCTCGATGATAGAGGACGTCGGGATCGATGCATCGGCTGCCGAGCTAGACGAGCTATCGGCATACTCGATCTCGGCAGACCCCGCTTTGAGGCGCTTCACGCGTTCTGCGTCAGAGATCACCACCGCAAGCGACCCCGGAGACGTTGCCTCGATCCACGCCGCCTCGTAGGAGGCATTGACAACGGCAGCGGGAATGGCGTCCGAGGCAATTGAATTGCCGTAATAGTCGGCCGCGCCAGCGCGCGGCCATGCCAGTTCCTGCGCTACGCCGATGGGCACGCCTGGGAAACGAAGACCATAGGTCCCATCGATATAGGCGCTTCCGATCTCGCGCAGCACGGCCGGGGACGGTGCACCGTCGGGCAGCGAGCGGCCAAGGGCCGTCATCCGTGCCGTGAAGCCCGCGTCATCACCGTAGCCAGCCATTTAGCTTGCCCGGGCCGCGGCGATGCGCTTGTGCAGCTCGGCGGCATCCCAGCCGTGGAACGGCTTCTTGCCGACGACGGCCAGATATTCGGCGCGAACCGCTACGAGATCGTCGGTCGCCTCTGGTTTCAGCGAGCCGCCCTTCTTGCCGTCGCCATCGTGATCAAGCGGATCGAGGACTTCGACTGTTCTGCTCTTTTCCAGAATGGCGAGGTAATCGGCAGCGAACTCCGCCGTGACATCACCTAGGGCCGGTAGCCGCACGATGCCATCGACGGACCGCAAATCGTATGGGCTCTTGGTGAGATTACGGATCGTCTTCATTCGCCAGCCTCCACCGGGTCGGTCGGCTCGCTGGTCGCGCTCGCGAGACCGGCAATGTTGGTCGCCGTCACGGTGACGGTGATGACCTTGTCGATATCGCCCTCGACGAGCTCATAGGTGGTTTCGTTCGCACCCTCGATCGGCTCGCCGTCCGCTTCCCACTGTATCACGAGATCAGGGGCCGGCATGCCACTCCACTCGCCCGGATCAGTTGTCAGTGTTTCTCCGACCTGCGCCGTGCCGGTAACGGTCGGCGGCTCGACATTCTCCGGCGCAATGGTTGGATCGGTGTCCAGCCCACCGGCGTCGGCGAAGAACTTGATCAGCTTGAGCTGCTCGCCGTCGAATGTGCCCGTGCCAGTCCCGCCCGCTGGGAACCGGACCCGGGCATGGGTCACGTCGATGAAATCCATCGGCGAATTGGTCAGGTTGCGCGCGGTGATCTCTGGCATCGCCATCTCCGTCGATTGAGGGAACTGGCCGGGACCGAAGCCCCGGCCATGATCGCTACTCGGCATCCGGCGGCTGCGAAACGCCGTCGAGATAGCGGAACGCCACCGTGGTCAGCAGCTCGACGCCGCCGGTGCGGAAGATGCCAGGCACCTGCCAATTCAGCGGGCCGTCCTGGTAGACCGGCAAGAACTGGTGAGGCATAGGAAGATGGAGCTTCACGTAGTCCTGGTCGTTCTTATAGACGACCATCCGACCCTCTCCGGCCGCGTCGCCGACGCCCGCCGTTCCCAGCTCGCGCACGGTGCGGATGGTGATCTGGCGCCCGGTCGTCAGCGTGTAGATGTTGGTCCGCAAGATGAACGACAGGATCGTCTCCATCGTGGCCGCGCTGTAAGGCGTGGACGCGATGTAGTTGTAGGCCTCGACCGGTAGCAGGATGGTATCGGCCAGTTCGGTCTCGAAAGTGTCGAGGCTGATGCCCTGAAGCCCGAGGTTGACATCACGCACAATCTGCGCCGGCGTCTTGATGCCGACGCCGTCCTCGTCGACCCAGTACGTCGCGGTGCCAGTGCCATCAGCCGGGACGATGGTGGTAGTGACGCCGGCGTAGTTGATCAGGCCGCCGAGGCCCTTCTCGGTGTTGCCCTTCAGTGTCAGGTCGTACATGAACTTCGTGTACGCCAGACGGGCAGCGCGGGCGCGGCGGTTCGGCAGGGAGGCGCCGATCTGGATCGCCGTGTTCACTTCCTCGATGTTGTACTGGTAGCCGATGGCCGCCAGGTGGAAAGTCTTCTGCTGCATGTCCTGGGACACGTCGGCGAGCGGGATGTCCTTGGCATAGCCGGACTGCCACTTCGCCACGCCCGACAGGTCGGACGTGTAAGTCAGGATGCCAGGCGACCACGCCGGGCCCGTGGTATCGACGTAGATGAGACGGCCGAAATCCCAATCGGGAAAGCGGGTCTCGTAGACGGTCTGGTTGACCCGGAACGCCTGCCCCTGGACGAAAGCCAGTGCCTGCGCGTCGTTGATGATGTTCTGAGGCATGGTTTTCAACCCGAAACAGAGAGGCAGGGAACCGGGCGACGATAGCGGACGATGCCGACAGAGCCATTGGCCCCGGCTTCATCGAACTGCGCTCCCGGAATGGTGACGACCGTCGCGGACTGCGCCGCACCGGTCCAGGTGCCGTTGGCCGTATTGAAGCGAGCCACGGCCCCCTTGGTCACGTCGGCGCCGAGCAGCACGCCGATCACACCGGACTCGCAGATCGCGACATTGTCGTACTGCTCGTAGGTGTCGCCGGGCCGCGGAAGGACGACGCTGGCCTCGGTGATACCGAGGACGTTGCGGCCGTTGGTGGCGTCGAGGACGACGCAGGTGTGGGCGCCGGTGCCCGACATGACCGGCACACCGAACGCCAGAGAGCCTGCGCCCTCCTTGGTCCGCGTGATGGCGTTCCACTCTTCCATGTTGGCCCGGCGACCAACCGCGTAAGCGGAGAGATTGTCCCTATAGGTGATCGCCATGTCAGGCCTCCTTGCGCCATGCGTTGAGATCGGCGACGCCCTTGCTCCAGGCATCATTGGCCTGGGTCGTGGCATCGCTGGTGGAGAGCCCGTCCTTGACCGCGGCTCGGAACGGATCGGCGCCGCTGGCCTTCGCCTCGTCGACGAGAATGTCGAAGCGGGCGTCGATGTAGGCGGGCGTCTTGTCCTTTACCGCGGCGTCGCCGAGCTTGGCCGTGACCACGGCCTTGCGGATATCCGCATCGCTGAGGCCGTCGGTCTTCACGTCCTTGGCGATGACGTGGGCGGCGTTAACGAGATCGGCACGGGCCGCGACGAGCTTGTCGAGGGCCGTGGCGTCGAGCACCTTGGCCTTGAGCCCGTCGATCTCGGCATCCTTAGCAGCAATGGTCTTGTCCTTGTCGGCCAGCGCAGCGGCATGGTCGGCGAGGACCTTGGTGGAGGCTGCGGTGGCGTCCGCGAGGCGCTGCTGCAGCGTGGCAATGACGATAGCGCCCTGATCGGTCACTTCGACCGGGATGCCATCGACAGTAACCGTCTTCAGGGTCATTGGAGTTTCCTTTTCAGGGGTTGCGTCATTCACGGGGCTGGCGCCCCAATTCGCCGCACCGTCGCCGATGCGGACCTGCGATCCGGCTCGCCCCGCCTGCACGATGGCGACGTGGTTGATCCGGATGTTCTTCTGGATGGCGTCGTAGGCGTCACCCGCCGGCGTCTTGCCGGCGGTGAAATCGAGGTCGCACGTGTAGCCTGCGCTCAGCTCGCGCTTGCCGTCCTCGATGAGCTTGATGGTCTCGCCGTCGCTCACCATGAGCGGCACGCGGATGAAGATGCCCTCGCCGGTGATCTCGTCGCCGGTCTGGCCGACGGCGTGCTGCTTCCAGTTGTCGGCCGTGACGAGCTCGGAAGGGTGATCGTTCGTCACCGGCCGATGCGCCGCGCTCTTGAGCGTGTCCTCGCTGAACACCTCGGCGCCTGGGCGATAGACCCGCACCGTGGCCATGTCTGGCTTGCCCACCTCGCTCCCGAGGTAAGTCTGGATTCCGGTGCGCGCGATGCGAGCATCGGCGAGCAACGAGCCATCGTCACGGCGCCGGGTGCCGGCGACCGTCGCGCGATCTGTGAATTGCATGTGATCCTCACGAAAAAGCCGCCCGAAGGCGGCTTTGGTCTACGCAGCGATGTCGAAGCTTCGTCGTCCGATACGGACAGACCCACCGCGGAACTGAGCAATGTTTGTCATGATCGCCAAGGTCGGCCGCCTGCCCTTTCCACGGACAACCCAGGCCGGAAACGATCCGATCACCTTCTGCGTGCCGTCGGCCTTGACGAAGACGCACCGCTCGTCGGCAAAAACGACGGCATGATCTTCACCGAGGTCGAGCCATTTGCCGTGCAACCACGCACATTCGCCATCATCAGCGATGCGAACACGCAACCCCTCTGCGCTCCGTTCCTGCCCCGGCTCAATCCCGAAGAATAGCGCCATCAGGCGGCATCGCTCTCGACATCGTCATCGTCGAACGACATGTCGAGGGGATCGCCCTCGCCTTGGGACCGATCGATCTTAAGACCAGAGACGTCCTCGAGGATGAATCGGTCCGGCACGTCATCCTTCGGCTTTTCCTTCGGGTCAGTCATCCACTGTCTCCACGACAAGAGTGCGCCTCTTCTTGTCGAAAGATAGCACTTTCAGCCTGGAACTCCTAGCGAAAAGCACCTCTTGCTCGGCGCCGCCAGCATCAGAATAGTCTCGTACGTCCAATGCCTTAGCCGTTCCTTTGGCGCGAATTTCCAGAACTATGTTCTCGCTCGACTGCTGGGCAAATGCCTTGGCGACCGAGGGGCTACGAGAGGTCGACATGAAGCCCGGGTCTTCGATGATTTCCCCTTTTCTCAGGCCGGCCGCCATGAGCTTCTTCGCGCCGACAGACCCGATGCCACGGTATACGGTGGCGGGCTCGCCAAGCGTCCAGCCCGACAATGCGGCGTCCAAGCTCTTGATCTTGTCGGTCACCTCGGCGGTCCCGGGGCGCACGCCTCTGAGCTGCCAGTTCATGGGCTTGTAGTCGGACCCTGTGTAGCCCTCTATCGCCTTGCGATGTTCAGCCGACAGCTCGTAGGATTTCTGGCCTTCCGCTCCGGTCTCGATCCAGCGCCCGTTCGCGCCACGAGCCTGCGCTGGATTGAAATGGTTGCCGTGGCGATTTCCAATGTGCCCGCCGCCGTGTTCCTCCGAGTTCGAATGACGGTGATGGTGACTGGAGTCCTCGACATCGAATGCCTGCTTCGTGGGATCGCCACCTACTTGGCGCAGGCCGACAGCGGCCTGCGCCTCCTCGGGGTCTTCTTCCTGTTCGCTGAGGCGCCCATATTCCTCGATTGCCGCCTCGAGACCGGGCAGCGCGTTGTCCTCGATCAGCGTGTTGACCAGCGCGTCACTCAGCGCATCGATCGGCATGAGCGGTTGGCTGGTGCCGCCGGTCCCGGCAATCGTGCGCGCGGCATCCGCCTTGGTCTTGAAGATGGTCGCCTTCTCGGTGGCGCTGAGACCCCACAGCGGCGCCCAGTCGTAGTAGATGTCCGGATCGCGCGAGCCGAGGGCGGAGCGGATCAGGCATTCATCGAGCCGGTACATGGCCGGCGTCATCTCGATCGCCTGCATCGCAGAGAGGCGGTCGTAGTAGTTGCGCAGGTCGCTTTCACCCGTGGAATTCATGCCGGCGGGGGACTGCCCGAGGAGGCGCGTGGCGGGGATGTCGGCCGCGCCGGAAACGATCTGCAGGAAACGATCGAGAACATCGGGCAGCGTGGCAAAGCTGATCGTCTTGGTCTCGAACTCCTCTTCCTTGTCGCGGATCAGCGCGCCATTGATGCTCTTCGTCGTGGCTGCCAGCGTGTATCGCTCGACCAGACGTGACCGGTACTGCTCGTTGCCGATGTTCGCCATCAGGTCTGGAATGCCGAAAACGTCGATCTTGGCCTCGAACACCAGTGAGGCGATGTTGGCCGCGGTGCTGTCGGCGTTCTTCACCGCATCCATGATCGACATCAGGATGCTGTCGCCCCAGCCGGGATTGACCGAGGCAACGAGGTCGTCGTCGGGCTGCTGGTTGCCCTGGAAGATGCAGAGCCGCGACGGATGGATCGTGACCGCCGGTTGGCCATCGGCGCGGCTCAGTTGATAGCTGCCGGGCTGGCCATAGAACTCCGATGCCGGGTCCCGTTCCTGCTCGCCAGCTCTCAACTGTCGGCGCGACAGCACGGTGAGGTACTTGATCCCGCCTTTGCCAACGCGTTCAATCTCGAGCGGCCGGGCGAGGTCCTCCTCCCCCGTGCCGATCATGATGGCGGCGCCGCCCCACAGGCGGGCGCGCTGCCGTGCGGTGTAGACCTTGCCCTGGACGTTGAGACGTTTCTCCTCCGCCTCGATCGGCCCAATCTGGCCGTCTCGCTCCTCGGCCGTCCTGCCCTTCTGATTACTGCCCTTGGCCTGCCAGTCACGCCACGCCCGCACGCTGTCGAAGGCCGGGATGTCGACGATCTTCCGCGGCAGCCACGCGCCACGATAGGCCTGCAGAATCTGGTCGTCGCTGAGCAGCGACATCCCGTAGAACGTCGTTGACGCCTTGTCGCGGCTCGTGCCGAGGTTGGCGACGAAACTGGTGAGGCTGTCGCGGGCGAAGCTGAGGATGTTGCTCATTCCGCCCCCTAGATGTTGGCCAGCGTAAAGGTGCTGCGCTTCATGATCGGGGTTACGGCATATCGCAGCGCATCGATGTAGTGGTTCCACGCGTCCACAATGTCAGGCAGCACATCGCCACTGAGGCGGTCGACCTTGTAGCTGTAGAGGCGCATTTCCTTGATCGTCTCGACGCAGCGCGGGTGAATTATGATCTCGCGGAATGACCGCAAGAACGCGATTCCGTCCTCGACACTGCCCTTCCACTTATCGACGGCGATCGACCGCGTGAGCCCGTGGCGCTTCAGATGACTGATGCTCTCCGGCCGCGCATCGTCCCAGCGCGTGACGTATTCCGCGAACCTGTCGATGCGAGTGGTGATGAACGTGGTTGTGTCGTCCAGCTCGAGGCCAGTCTTGCCGGCTTCGTCGCTGATGTAGAGCGTGTCGCCTTTGACCCAGCAGCGGATAGCCGCCGTCGGGTCTTGGCTGAAGCCGAAGTCGCCACCTTGGTAGGGACCATCCCAGTCGGAGCCGGGTTCGAATTCCTGAACCCGATACTTGCCGGCGAAGACCTGCGCCGCCGAATTGGTGAGGTAGGCGCCATCCCAGACGTGGGCGTAGGTATTTGGGTCAAGCCGTTCCAAATCCCGGCGGCGGAGCTGGTCGAGCCCCTTCGGGAAGAATGGATTGTCCTGCCAGTTGAGCTCGACGATCAGCGCGTCGGCCGGCGGCTTCTTACGGAACCGCAGATCGACGGGAGAGCCATCCAGCCGAGGATTCCAGATCGGCCACAGTTCGGCGCCGGGGTTGCGCAAGACCGTCGCCTCGAGCGCCAGCCACGAAAACTCGGGAACGTCTTCCGCCTCTTCGACGATCGTCAGGTCGATCTTGGCGAGCGACTTGATCGTATTGACGCTGTGCCGAAGGCCCCGAAAGATGAACTCGGTTCCGTTACCGCCCTTTAGGTAGTCGACCCCGACATCGTAGTGTGCCTCAAGCCATGGCTCCGATGCGATTGCCGCTTTCAGCTCGGCGTGGAAGCTTTCCTTGATCGATGCCTGAAACTCGCGAGTGCAGAGGATGCGCAGCGGCTCCGCGTAGCCCCACACTGCCGCCATCTTGGCGAAGCTAAAGGACTTGGCTGACCCACGACCGCCATGCGCTCCGCGATATTGTACCGACCCCCTGGGCTTGCTGAAGACGCGAACGAGCTTAGGCGGAAGCCGTATGGTCGCCGTTGTCACCAGCCGCCTCGATGATAATCCTGTCGGGCTTTGGCGTCATGCTGCCGTCGCTGGACTTGTGGTCGACGGTCGCTAGTTTGGGGTGAACGTAAGGCGCCGCCGCCTTAGCCGCCTCGACACGCTCCTCACGCGGCACCGTATCGTCCCGCATCACGCCGAGCAGATAATCGAGAGGGGCAAGCCCACTTGCCTCGACCGCCTTCTGCCGAGCTGCCGATGCTTTGTTCGGCGCTCCGGGTTTGCGGCCCGCGCCGGGTCTATTCCCGCCACGGCTCATTTGATAACCTTTGATTGTTTTTCAAAGAGAGGTCCAATCGCGAAGGATGTCGACTGTGCCGGCGGCGAGGGCAATGGCCCTGCCTATGTCAAAGGTCCGTTCGAATACCAGGGCGAGGACATCTACGAGCTAGACGTGGACGGCGATGGTGTCGCCTGCGAGCCGCCACCGAAGCGCTAAGGCACCCTGGACCTGAGGGAGAGACCTATGGATGCCATACAAAAGAATGTCGCAGTGGCGCGCGGCGAGGCGATGGCAGCGACCTTACTCGCCACTGCGGCGCTTCAGGTGGCACTAGGCTACGTCAAGAACAAAGCTGAACTACTCGATGCCATCGAGCGCCAGGTTGATGGAACGCTGAACATGAGCGGTCCAGGTCGAGGTGATACGAACGACGAGTTCAACACGCAGATGCGAGAGACTGCGCGGTTCAGTGCAATACAGCAGCTTGATGCACTTCGCTCAATGATTCCGCCAAAGCGTTGACCGCTGGTCTTGGCGGGGCATAGCGTGGCCCTGAAATGCAAAACCCGCCGCGATTTCTCGGGCGGGTTCGATGGTCGCAAAGCGCCACATTGCTCGCACCATGGGGTGATTTGTGCCCTCGGTCAAGCCGCTCGGCGTGATGCCATCTTGAAATGCACGGCAAGATCATCGAGCGCCGCTAGCAGTTCACGCTTGGCGCTACGCATCTGATGGCCGCCCCGGCCGGCAATGGATGAGATCGACATGTCGTGAACCACAATGCGTTCTACCAGCGAGGACCGGAGCATGCCGAGAAAGCGAGTGGCCGCTTCGTATTCCTGCCTCGCGCCGGCGCCTATGGCTTCAACCATGTCTTCGCGAGGCCCCGAGGAATCGACCTTGGCCTTCTCGTAGTCGATTGCCTTGGCGCCGCCGATCTGCGCGCGCTCGTGCAGCATCCGGTATTTCGCCGCGGCGGCCTCCTGCACTTCCGATCGCCCTTCGATGCGCGCCAGGCCACCGATCAGCTCGAGCATGTTGAACTGCGCCACGACCTTGCCGACGTTCGGTCCGCTCTTAGTCCTGCGCTGCTCGAAATATTCGGCATCGGTCATGGACGGATCCGGGATCAGTCGAGCGCCGGTGATCTTCGCCATGGTCTAGTTCCCCTTGATGGATGGATTTTAGGCGGCGTTGAACAAGCCGCGCTGCGTCATTGCGTTGGCCGGTTTCCATTTCTCGAAGTCAGCTTCGATCTGGCTGTAGTTGACGGGATGTTGGGCCTTGAAGTCCGGCAGCCGGCTGGCGATCCAGCCGCCGTTGCCGTCCTTCTTGATCCAGCCTTCCTGCGTCCATCGCGACATGCTGATCTGGAAATGCGCGAAATCCTGCCTAGTAACGTAACCCCGTTTTTCGAGCAGAACGGCGATCTTGATCGCCTTCACTTTCCATGGGGTCAGCGCAACTGGAGCCGAGCTGCCGGCGGCGACATCAGGCACCCAATCGGGAAGCTCGAGGCGTTTTGCCGGGCATCGCTCGTACCAGGACGACCCGGAATAGCTGTCGTTTAGCGTGGGGAGGCTCGGTGAAAACGGCGATGTCCTCCACCCCGCTTTGTGGTTTCCACCGTCGAACCGCATCGTAATCGCGGTGATGCCGAGCAACGGCAGAATCGATGCCAGATCCATACTGACGCCATCAGGGATCAGCACGGCGCGACAATCCGGCCCCGGCATCGCTACCGCGTAGTGGCTGGTACCTTCCGCCACCTGCGTGATGACCTTGGCATTGAGCCGCAACTTGGCCTCGATGCCGATCTGAAATCCATCGGCCTCACGACGCAGTACGATGTCGAACCCACCGGTTTCCGGGTACGCGACCCAGCCTTTCGGCAAAGAGGCGATAAACGCGGCGCAGAGGTCGGTCTCTTTTTCGAAGGTCGGCTCCTTAGCCATTCCCGTTCACTTCCCTTCCGGTTTCGACGATACGGGCGTTGCGTAGTTTGTTGGCCGCTGCCTGGTCGCCCTCGCGCTCGAGGAACACGGCGCTGAGCTTGATGCCGAGGCGGACGCCAACGAGCTCGCCTCTGGCCTCTGCAGCTTCGATGGCGCGGCGCTCGCTGTTGTGGACGGAGCCTTCGTGGGCCATCAGTGCATCACTCCCGCCTTGGCCTGGTCGACGATCTCGGTACGGAATGACCACTCCATCCCGCTCGTCGGCGCCGGCTTGCCCATAATCCTCTCGCAGGCGAGCCAGAGGTCGCGATCACGCTCTCGGTCGAGACGCGTCATCGGCACGACGACAGCGGCCGCCTCAGCCTTCACCGGCAGTTTCGACGCCTCGCGCCACTGGCCGGAATCGAGCCAGTTCGGCAGCGTCGTGACGAACCTAGCCCCCTCCTCCAGCGATCGGCCGCGGGCCTCGCAGTCCTGAGCATGATGCCTCGCCACCCGCTCGGCGGCCGCAATGACCGCTGCGCGCTCTGCCTGCTGGATCTTCTCGAACGCGGCTCTGGCCCTACGCTCCTGGTCGCCCGGATCGCGAGGGTACGCTTCCACCAAATCCTCGAACGAAACGCCCGCGCCTCGCTGCGCTTCGGCACCGTGCACGGGGGGTGAGGTTCTATCTTCCTCCTTCACCCTACCTCCTCCATCCTCCATCTGCGGAGATTTTTCCCCATTAGTGGCGGACTGGTTCGGAACTGGTTCCGTACCGTTGTCACTTATGCCGACGTAGGTTCTCCATTCAGCCTTGAACATGCCAGAGGAGTTCGGCTTCTTTGGGCGCTGATAGTCGCGGAAGTTCCGTACCAAGCCGATTTGACGGCCGTCGAATTCCTCCTTGCGCACGAAAGCCCCGGCCAGCAACTCATCGAGCAATGCGCCGACATCGACAGTATCGACTGGGAAGATACGAGCCTTCAGTGTAAGAGGCTTCCACTCGAAAACGCCGTCGTCGAACGCCTCGGTCCAGATACCGATGACGAGCAAACGGGCATGAGCCGACAACGCCATAAACGCGTCGTCGGTCCACAGACCGGGGTGTATCGAGCGGATGCGGCTCATCCTCTTTTTCTTTCCTCGTTTTCCTGGTGGTGCTGCTGCAATCGCGTGATCAGCGCCGGGAGGTATTGTGGCGAGATCACCACGAACTGTTCGTCCCCGAACGGGTCGCGCTGGCGAATGACCGTTGCCTCTTTCGCATTCCGATAGACAGCGGTTTCACCCTGCGGGTGAATGACCAAATCCTCGTCGGGCCAGTCGTACTCATTGTCAGCCATCGTTGTTCTCCTGTTGGCGCCTGATCCTACATGAATTCATTGCGGCCCCTCGATGCTGAAGTTGTCCGGGAAGCGCCGGTACCGTGGCCTGCTCATGCTGCAATGGCCTCCGGGGGCCGCACCAGCTCGTAGCCTCGCCCCCAACTTGTGATGATCTCGTATCCGGTGCCCTCAAGCTTCCGGCGCAGCTTGTGCACCCACACATCGACCAGCTTCTCATCTGGGCCGTCGCGATGACCGTAGAGCGCCTTGTAGATCGCTTCCTTGGTGACGAGACCACGGCGGCGCAGCAGTACGCGCAGCGCGGATTCCTCATTCGGCGTGAGATGAGGGAAGCAGGCCGGCAACGGATCGTCCGAGAACAGTTGCTGGCGGAGCTGACGCACCTCTTCCCGAAGCTCATCTCGCTCGGCGCGGAGTTGGCGGTTTTGCTCGATGAGGATCGGATCGGTCACGGCATGCCTCCTCTGCGATCGAGCGCGGAGCGGCCCGGCAGCGGGTCACCCAGCAGCCTCCCCGTCAGCGACCGATCATCGGCAGGAACTCCCGCCAGTGCGACAAGGGCTTCGGCCGGCGTGACGGTGCGCTCTGTCCGATGGGCATTCGACGACGACGATTTGCCGCCCCGCTTACGCCGCCGCACATTGACGGCAGCGCGTCGCACCACCCGGTATCCGGGGTCTACCGCGACGCGGAATTTGAAATAGCTCATGCCAGAGACGGCGACGGCCGCTTTCCAGGTTGAACCTGCTTTGATCATTTCGCGAGCTTGTTCGAATGCTCGGTCTGTCGTGGCGGGGTGGGATGCGGACATCAGGCCGCTCCCGCCAGAAGATCAGCACGCCCCTTGCCGACGCACACCGGCGAGCCATTCCGCCAGCCGCAATAGCTGCGCAGAACACCGCCGGCATGGATGCCGAAGCTTGCACCCTCGTACCCACAGTCCTCGCAGAAATGGACCATGGCACGAGGCGTGACGGACTTGCCATCACGGAGGAATTCGCGACCGGAACGGCGCAGAACGGTCGGCATCACGCGGCCTCGTCGTTCTCTACAGCGAAGATATCCTCCTGAACCGGTGGCTCGACACGATCGCCGAACCGGGCCAAAGCGAGGTTTCGGACGGCCTGTCGCCAATAGCTCGCCTTCAGCTCCGCGCCGATCGCGCGTCGCTTCTTCGTAACGGCGGACCACACCTCGCTGCCGACGCCCATAAAAGGCGTCAAAACGGTTTCACCCTCATTGCTCCGCATCTGAACGACCCGGTCAATCACGTCGAGTTGGAGAGGGTGGACGTGCTTTTCATCGTCCTGGTCCTTGGCCTCGACATAAGGCAGCACCCGGCCCATTCGAATATCGTCCCAAATCGAGGACGCGTACCGCCGCCAGATCCAATGCGAGAATTTGTTGGTTTTCTGATCGCCGTCGAACCCGCGCCACGCCCTGACCTCGGCCGGCATCTTGCTATCGTCGCCCGCATATTCGAGGAACCCTGTTGGATGACCAACCGGTATCGGATTTTCGCCCGCATTGCGAAACACCAGGAGGTAGTCGGCTGAGGCGACGCCACACTTGGTACTGTCGTCCACGGCGGTCTTATGGGCTAAGTTTTTCTGCATGGTGCGGTTGCGCACCCACAGCGGATCTTTCCAGATCGCGTGGCGAGCAACGAAGTGCATCCCCATCCGCTGATGGAGCCGGATGATATCGCCGGGGAAATCGACGTAGGCGTCACAACCGGTATTGCCGGTAGGCACGTCCATGCAATGGACGGCGGAGCATCGGCCGGGCAGCGTGACGCGCGCGATCTCGCGCACCACATATTCGTAATGGGCAAAGAACTGATCATAGTCCATGCAGTTGGACAGGTCGCGTTCATCGCTCGAATAGTTGTAGAGCCCTCCGAAGGGCGGCGAGTATACCGACAAGTGCATGGATGCCTTGGGCAGGCCTTGCAACATGTCGATGCAGTCACCGTGATAGATGGCATAAGTGTCCGTCAGGACCTGATCGATCACGCTGCCCATGCGGGCACCTCCATCGCTTTATCGAAGCTCTTGGCCGTACTGACGGCCATGGCGTTGTTCATTTCGGAAATGAGATTGGCGAACATCGCCTCGGCCTGCAGGGCCTTGCGCTGCCGGTTCTCGATGATCTTCCGCTCGCCCTCGGTCATGACGGTATCGACCGTCACTTCGTGAGTCTGCCCGAAGCGCCAGCAGCGGCGGACGCCCTGGTAGTACTGCTCGTAAGAGTGCGAGGGGAAATCGACCATATGCGCGCAGTGCTGAAAATTCAGGCCGAGCGCGCCGATCTTCGGTTTCGTGACGAGGGCGCGAACGCTGCCATCGACGAACGCCATAAATCGCTCTTCCTTGACCTCATCGGGGTCGGAGCCGGACACCTGCACGGCGCCGGGAACTATCTGCTCGAGCAAGTCCGCTTCTTCGTTGAACTGGCACCAGAGCAGGACGGGCTGGTCGTGGCTCGCCAGTTCGGCGGCGCGCTCGCAACGCTCGCGGATCGTGCGCTTCTTTTCCTCGCGCTGTTCCGGCAGCGTGGTGGCCGGCAGGGCGAATAGCATGCCATCGGCAACATGTTCGGCGTCCATGAGGTGCTGGTTTTCGATTAGCGGCGGCAGCTGGAAGGCGCCATCGTCAAAGCCGAGGTCGGACGGCCGGCGCATAGCGCGAGCCCAGGAACACACCCAACGCCAGAACGGCTGTTCGGCATGACCTTTGAACCGCCACTGCGGCGCCTCGCCATACATACGGCGTGTCGCGCTGTTGTCCCGGTTGTTTTTGAAGAACCGGTTCAGCATGTCCATGTGGCCCATGTAACCGAGAGCCTCGGACGAGGTGCCGAGTTCGATGTAGTCGTTCGGTGCCGCCGTGGCGGTGGCCAGCAGGCGATATTGCACCTTGCGCATGAAGTTGGTGATTTCGGCTTTGCGAGCGCCATCGAACGATTTGAGAATGGAACTCTCGTCGCAGACCACGCCGGCGAAATCGTCGGGGTCGAAGTGACCCAGCCGCTCGTAGTTGGTGACGACAAGCTTGCCCGGCAGGCTACCATCGGACGAGCGTTTCGCCTCGATGCCGAATTTCTCGGCCTCGCGTGCCGTCTGTCCGGCAACCGCGAGCGGCGTCAACACCAGCACGGGCTTATTGGTGTGCTCGATGATGTTCTGCGCCCAAGTCAGGAACTGCACCGTCTTGCCGAGGCCGCAGTCCTCAAACAGGGCCGCCCTGCCCTTGCCGACAGCATATTCCACCATGGCCTGCTGAAAATCGAATAGCTGTGATGGCATGAACGTTGGTGCGAAACCGCGATCAGCGCCTTCATGCGTCTTCCGCTGCAGGAATTCGTGATAGTCGCTCATCCCCTCCCCCTCGCCTTCTCGGTCTGACGGGCCCGCACCAGCATGGATGTGGTCAGGTCAAATGCAGCAGGAGACCGATACCGGCTCTTCCGTTTGAACTTCACGCGCTTGATGCGGCAGTGAGGGTTGGTCATGCTGCGGCCCTCCCATAGACGGCCGTCAGAGCCACATCTGTACGGAGAATGGCGCGGCCTATGGCTTCGGGAATTTGCGGGACTACCGCGTCGCCGAACGCTTCGACGATAAGGGATGCTGCAGAAGTCCCGCGAGGACCGCCGACTGCAATGCGCGAGCCAGCCACCCAAGGCGGATAGCCCATCATCCAGTTGTAAGTGATGGGCAAGGCCGCCGTTCCAGTCAGCCCATGGTTCTGCAGCATCGCCGCCAATGCTCTGGCTCCCGTCCATTTCAGCATCGAGGGAGCCGTCAGATTGCCCTTCGCCGTCGGCGTGAGCGACATCATCGCTCCCGACATCACGGCGTCCATTGTCGGGCTCTTCCGCCTGTCGTACGCTGGGCTCCAAGCATCCATCCGCTTGTCCCGCTTCAGCGGTGTCGGCAACTTGGCTGATGTCGCAGCCAATGAGCCATGACCGAGGTCGCTCATGATTGGCTCCGATATCCCCAGCACGGACCACGAACGACCAGACGGCGTAGCCGAGTTCTTGCAGGGCGGACTTCCGACGACGACGCCGGGGAGATATCCGAGATCGGCCAGAATTCGGTCTGCCGTAAGGGTGCGAACGTCATCGTAGATTGGAACCCCCGGATTGTTCTGCGCGTACAGCGCCCGCCGCCAGTCCACTGCCTCGCAGGCGGCAACCGTGCGAAAGCCGGCCCGGTGCATCCCGAGCGACCATCCGCCGGCGGCAGCACTGAAAAGGTCGAGCACATCCATGTCGCTACTTCGCTTCAGTCGCGCGGACGGTCGGAGCCGCCCCATTCGATGGATTGATCGGCATCGGCTTCCGATATCGCCAAGGCGCCACCTTCGTCGCCAACACGGCCGACCACATGCTGAAGGCCATCAATGAGCTGGCGAGCCAGTTCCGGATTGGTGGTTTCAAGCTCGCTGATGATCCAGTGAAGGTGTTCGTTCTCGCGCTGCCGCCGCTCGGCGGTCCGGAGTTCCGCACGTCTCCGTCTCGCATTGTCTTTCTCCCAACCGTCGACCCTGCGGGCCTTGCCTCTGAGGAATTCGAGCGCGCGGTTTTCGGTGGTCGTCCCACCAATCGCCTTCATCACGACCCCGGCGCGCGCGGCCAGTTTCGCGCCAGCACCGGCCAGCCGGTCGGCCAGCTCGTTGCTGATCAATTTCATTTCGAGAACGTCGTCAGCGCTACTCATGCTGGAACGATCCTCTAATTGTTGGGAGAACTCCCCGCACTTCGGGGAGCGCTCCTGATGTTTTGGGGACACTTCCTTGGGCCTCTCTGTCACAGTGCATTTGCCGCGACGAAGCGGAGACGAAAGGACGACAGAGATGGAATTCCGCAGCATCGGAGACTTGGCCGTCAGTGTGCTGCGTGCAAGAGTGCGTGTGAGCGAAGACGGGTTGGCGCCCGGTCAGCTCGCAAATGCGCAGCTCGTGGATTTCGTCGAGGGTGATGACCCTCGGGGCGAAGAAAGGAGCCGAGGCCGCGTCAAAGCCTCGGCAGTTCGGGGTGCTTCTCAAACCCCGCCGGCGGGAGGAGTGCCGAGATTGAAACTCGCGATCAACAATGGGCGCGGGCTTCCCCGCTTCGCCGCAAGGGACACGTACCGCGTTCCCGGCCCGCGCCTTTTGTTGACCGTGATTGAGGGTGGCAAGCATCATGCTGCAGCCTCATCGAAATCGTCATCGATGACGCGGGCGCTAACGGTCGGCGCTCGGTTGATCTCTCGTTCGCCCTGCCAGTAGGCGCGCTTGAGTTCGCCCATCTGCTTGCTGCGGCGCGCGCCGGGATGCTGGCCGCGAGGAATGTGAAGGCCACCATTGATGGCGACGGCGTGTACCTGACTCGGCCGCGCTCCGACGCAGAGGCCGATTTGTCGGGCAGTTAGCCCGCATTCGATGCCGCCATTAATCTGTGCGAGGCGCTGTTCGACTGATGCATGATCCCACCAGGTCATTCCGCCGCCTCCACCAAAGCGACAGCCATCGAGCAGTCGCGGCACAGACGTCCCGGCGCGACGAGGCAGACATCGAAATGCTTGCAGTGACCATGCCGGCGCAGCCAATCGGCGCTGTAGAGACCGTCACGTGGCTTGGACGAGAAGACGAACGCGGGTGCGGCTGCCGAGGAGGAGTGCGGAGCCACCTCCCCGGCTTTGCTCACAGCGTTCGCATCACCGCCTCCTGCGTTGGCATCGTTCGCGACCGTCACCAGCGGTTCGTTTACGCTTGCGATGCTTGGAGCCGGGGTAGCAGGAGCCGGAGTCGAACCGGCTGGATCAGCGTTATGAGCGCCGACTGGCTCCGAGCCTTCCTGCAAAGGGGCGACGGAGGAAGTTGGGGGGACGACCTCCTCCATCTGGTCCGCCGGGGGGATGGCGGAATTGGAAACGGACGACAGAGCGTGCGCCCCTCTGTCGTCCGTGCTGACCGGGTCATCCGGTCGAACGGGGTTCTCGTCGTCGAGGATTTCGCCGGTCTCGGGATCGATCACGCCGGCGCCGAGCTTCCGGGCTACGCCATCGGAGATCGTCACGTTCTCCGCATGCGCTTCCGGCGAGATCAGCCCGTCGCGGAGCATTTGGGCGGAGAGCGCCTTGTTGTCGTCCATGGACTCGGACAGTCGGCGCTTAGCGCGATCCTCTCGAGTCGCCTCATGCGTGTGCGTAGCAACTGGCGTGCCAGTCTTGCCATCGTACGCGGCGAGGTAGAGGTCGAACAGCGCCTCACCCTCGGCGAGCTCGATGCCTTTCGTGGCGCGCTTCTCGACGTAGTTGACCAGCTTTCCGAGGACGGTTTTATCGAAGCCCTGAGCTTTTGCCTCCGCGTATATCTCGCGCGTGTCGTCGTTGATCGCCTTGGCTTCCTGACGCATGCGCATGATGCGCTCGACGAAGGCCTTGATCTGATCCTGGGCCACGCTTTCGGTGTTGCTGGGATAGGCCATTTACTGCCCTCCCTTGATGGCGTTGCTGATCTCGGTGGACGCGAAGTTCCAGCGGTACAGATCGGCGCGATCAACTCCCCAAGGCAGGTGCTCTTCCGCAATCTTCGCGCACCGCTCGCGCTCGGTCGCCCGCTCGGCCATGATCGCGCGGACGATCACGGCCTCGTAGTCGGGCTCGCCGGCGGTCGCGACCGCTTCATCGAGCAACAGGGCTCGGGCCTGCTCGCGAACGTCTTCCGGTATGGTCGGCTCAGCCATCGCTCAGCCTCCCCATACGATGACGACTGCCGCGCATACGGCAGTGAGGGTGAAGAGGGAGAGCCAGAGGTGGAGCTCGAAGCGGGACATCTATGCGCCCTCCCCGCGAATTTCGGTGGCGATTGCGCCGCAGATGTTGTCGGCCTCGCGCCCGCTCCACGCGGGGCTGACACGCACGTCCTCGACCAGACTCAGCGCCCGGTCGCGCTCAGCCGTCAGCACGCCGCGCATGGCCTCAATGGCCGCAACTCTGTGGCGGGACTCGTAGTGGCGCAGCGTCGAGCCCAGCGGCTTCAGCACGATCTCGATGGCGGCGATGCAGACCTCATCGGGGATCATGCTGCCTCTCCCTGTTTGGGAGCGGGGCCGAAGAAGTCGGCGCGCAGATCATGCTTGGAGACGGTTCCAGCCGTCACCTCGTCGATCCGCTTCGCCATTTCCACCGAAATGGAGGACGCCTTGAGCAGGTAGGAAACCTGCTGCTGCGAACAGTGAAGCGCCTCGGCAAGCTTGGCTTGCGAACCGTAGTGCCGGATGGCGCGCTCGATGTGGTCTTTCAGCGTTGGCATACAAGCAAACTAGTAGATCGGCTTTGCGCCGTCAACTAGCAATCTTGTGTTCCGTTCAACAAGGACGCTGGTAGATTTCGCGGATGGGAATTCCTGAGAATATCAAGCGGTTACGTGAGTCCGCAGAACTGTCGCAACCGGCGCTGGCCAAGAAAGCTGGGGTCAGCCAGCAACTGATTTCTCAACTCGAGAACGGGAAAAATCTCACCACCAAATACCTACCTCAGATCGCGAGGGCGCTTGATGTTCAAATGGGCCAGATAGATCCCGCCTATCGCTCTGCGGCGTCTCCGCCGGCGGCCGGCCAAGTGCCGTTGAGGGGCTATATCGGCGCGGGCGGTACCGTCGAAGCGCTCTCATTTGGCGACGACGAGACTGTCGATGCGCCGGCCGAGAGTACCCCGGAGACGATAGCGGCCAAGGTGCGCGGTGACTCGATGTATCCGCTCCTTCGAGATGGATGGCTGATCTACTGGTCCCAACTCCTGCCGCCAGACGCCATGCTGAACGATATTGTAGTCGTGCAACTGGAAGACGAGCGGATCATGGTCAAAACGATCATGCGCGGCAGCGCTGAAGGGCTCTGGAACCTGATCAGTGTGAACCCGAACAATCCGCCGCTACTGGATCAAGTGGTGCGCTGGATTGCACCAATCGACTGGATTCGCCCGAGATGACCGCGCGGCCAAAGCCGCCCCGCGAACTCGCCGCCCGCGCCCTTTGCTGCCACGACGGCAATCCCGAGGACACGACGTTTGCAGGTCGCCCCATGTCCTGCCGGCGGCGCCGTTCTCGTCAACGGTTTTCTTACCGCTGCTAACCGGTGGGCGGAACGGTTACCGTTACGGCCATGGATTTAGCTGCAGTAGTAGAGCGCATCGAGCGCCGCCTGCTGAGGGGACATGAGCAACGAAGTCGACGCGATAGCTGCCTCGGAACTTGCCACAGCAGCCATGCTTGCCGCCCTCTTCGAGCGGCTGGCGTTCAAGGGCCTCCAGCGGAAGTGCGGCGCCACCCCTACTATCCTGCTAGTGTTCCACGTGCAACATTTTCACTAGTTTCCTTGTTGACATATCTACTAGCTTCCTTGTATGGTCTCTCCATCGAACCAGCAACTGCTGAGACATGGAGAACGGCAAAGTGGACCAGTTCCGAGATTTGGAAAGAGCGGCGACCAGCGAGAGCAATCACGCGGCGCGCATGGTTCTGATGTCTGCGGAAGAGAACGCACACACGACCGTCTACGAAGAGCGCGCCGCTCCTGAGACCGATCTTTGCCGCATCGCCCTCTCCAGCATTTGCTGGTGTGACGGATTTGAGGCCTGCGCGGATTGGTTCGAGGCCCATGGTTATCGCTGGTGACGGAGCTTCGCCGCCCTGCCCGCCTTCGCGACGGGCAGCACAGTGAAGCTTCTGGAGCACCGATCCAATGACCTCCATCCTCTCCACCAACGCCAAGCCGCTGTTCGATGCAGACGGCGACTTCATGGGCTACGACCTGCCCGATGCCGATCCTGTCTCGGTCGACTACCGCTGGATCAAGAAATGGGGCTGTGACGACGAGCTCGTCTACCGCGTCGAATGGGCCGACGGCACCTGGGCCGAACTGTTCTCGCTGCCGAACAAGTGGAACCATCTTCGCATGCGCTCCTCCATGGCGAGGGCCGCGTGATGGACAGCATCAGCATCGGCGATACCGTGATGGTGCGCGGCGACTTCGGCACAGCACCGGCACAGCAGGTCCGCGTCAACGGTATCGGCGAGGAGGCCGGCCGCACGGTCATTGACTACTGCGACGCCTCGGGCCTGAGCCGCTGGGCATACCTCTATCAGGTCGAACCGCTCACCGCGCCCGTCGTCGCGGGCGCCGTCAATATTCTCAATGCCGTCAACGCCAAGAGGGCCTGAGCCTCATCGCCAGCCGCCGCCCCGCGACGGCTCACCGTGAGACTTCAAACCATGGGGAATGAATATGGCGCGAGCCAAGAAAGCAGATGCGGCGGTTGCTGAGGCGAACGTCGTTCCGGTCGAGAAGATCATCGCCATCAAGGGCTTCAACTCCGACCTGCAGTGCCGGAATTTTCAGTTCGAGATCGGCAAGACTTACACCGTCTCGGGTGCCATCAAGGCCTGCCAGAACGGGTTCCATGCGGTCGACCCGACCAACCCGCTCCACGTGTGGGATTTCTATCCACTCATCGGCGATGACGGCAAGCTGAGCCGCTATGCCGAAGTCGAGCTTGGCGGCGCCACGGATCGCGAGAGCGAAGCTAGGGGCACGAAAATCGCTGCGGCCGAGATCACCGTCAAGGTTGAACTGTCACTGCCCGACTTCATCAAGCGCGCCGTGACCGCCGTCATCGATCTTGCGAAGACGGGCGCCAAGGAAGGTGAAGCCGCGGACTCCTCCAATCTCGCGGCGTCGGGGCACTCCTCCAATCTCGCGGCGTCAGGGCACTCCTCCAATCTCGCGGCGTCGGGGCACTCCTCCAATCTCGCGGCGTCGGGGCACTCCTCCAATCTCGCGGCGTCGGGGCACTCCTCCAATCTCGCGGCGTCGGGGCACTCCTCCAAT